AAGTGCTCCTATATTACCTAGAGTATCATTAACTTCTATTAATAGTGCTACTGGTAAGACTGGAGATTTACTTATTGGAGATACTTTCCAAGCAGGAACCAGTAATTTCAGAGGAATTTATGTAAGTAAGCATAATGATAGTACTATAAATTATATTCCCTTAAATGATTATAATTTACAGCAAAATGAAGAAATAACATTTACAGAATCTGGTATCACTGCTACTACTGTTAGTTTAACTTCAGGATCTGATAATGTTACTGAACAATTTAAATATGATGATGGACAAAGAGGAACAATCTATGATTATTCTAGAATTATAAGAAAACCTGGATTTACTGCACCTTCTAAGAAATTATTAGTGGTCTTTGAATCTGCATACTTTACTGGATCTGATACTGGAGATATTACAACTGCTAGTTCTTATGATAATTTTAATTATGGAAAATTACCATCAATTAATAATTCTAGAGTTACTGATATACTTGATATAAGACCTAGAGTATCTGAGTTCTCAGGAACTTCTTATTCTCCTTTTGAATTTTTAGGAAGAAGTTTTACTGCTTCAGGAAATTCAGCTAAGAATATATTAGCATCTGATGAATCTATATTATTAGATTATTCATTCTATCTTCCTAGATTGGATAAAATTTATCTAAATGAAAAAGGAGAGTTTCAATTAGTAAATGGTATTCCTGCAGAAACTCCAGAATGGCCAAATGCTATAGATGGAGCATTAGAAGTAGCATCTATTGCTTTACCAGCTTACTTATATAACGTAAATGACGTTAATATCACTTTAGCTAAGTATAAGAGATATCAGATGAGAGATATCAATAGACTTGAGCAAAGAATTGAAGGATTAGAATTTTACACATCCCTTTCATTATTGGAAAAAGATACATTAAATATGCAGATTACTGATGCTGATGGTCTTAATAGATTTAAATCAGGATTCTTTGTAGATGATTTTTCTGATACAGAAAATCAAATCAAAAAGACTATAGTTAAGAACAGTATTGATTATCAGAATGGTGAATTAAGACCAGCTCCTTATACTACTGAGCTAGATCTTAAATTAGATTTGAATAGTAGTAATGGAATTAGAAAAACTGGTAGAGTATTATCTTTAGATTATGATACAGTACCTTTTGTTAGAAATCCATATGCCACAAGAGTAGAGAGTGTAACTCCTTTCCTTGTTAATTATTATGGAGGGGTAATGGAGATAACTCCATCTTCAGATGTGTGGATGGATCAAGTTACTATAGAAGCTAAGAGGGAAGATCTTACTACTTATTCAGAAAGTGAAGAACAGGTAGAAGCTGGAGGATTTGATCCAGACACTGGTTATAGTCCAGTAACATGGAGTTCTTGGGAAACTACCTGGACTGGTGGTGGTGGATTAGTTAGTGAAAGTAGTAATGATAGTTGGAGTAGTTGGAGTGAAACTACTGATACAAGATCAAGATCTAAAACTAGAACTACAACCCAAACATTTACATCTGATACTGTAAAACAAGAAAGAGTTGGAACAAGAAGTATACAAAGAGAAACCTTTAGTACTATTAATGAAGGTCCAAAAGTTATTAATACTGATCTAGCTCCTTATATGAGATCTAGAAATATTGATTTCTCTGCCAGTAGCCTAAAACCACTTACTAATACTTATGCTTTCTTTGATGGAGAAGACGTTAATAAGTTTATAGTTCCAAAACTTCTTCAGATATCAATGACTACTGGAATTTTCCAGGTTGGTGAAACTGTTATTGGAACCAATGCTCAAGGTACTGAATTAATTAGATTTAGAGTAGCACAAGCTAACCATAAACTTGGAGATTATGATAATCCAGGAGTAATATACACAGATAATCCTTATTATAATGCAACTCCTTTAACTATAGCAGGTCAATTAACTGGAGATAATACTAGAATAGTTGATGAAATTGTTCAAGAAAGAGCTACTGGACTAATTGAGTTTGAGGGATCTATTCCACCTGGACCTAGAAGACATACAGGAGAACCAGCAATATTGATTACTGGCGGACCTGGTGTGGCTTTACCTCCTCTTCCTCAAGCAAATCCTACTATACCTGCTGAATATTCTACTACCACTACATTACTTAATATTGATACTTTAAGTTTAGCTGATAAGTCAGAAAATATTTATTATGGATATGTAGAAAATGATCTTCAGTTAATTGGTCAGACATCTGGTGCTCAAGCAACAGTTCGAAGTTCTGCATTAAAAACTGATAATATTGGATATTTGAGAGGATCATTCTTTATTCCTGATCCTAATGATATAACTACACCTAAATTTGAGTGTGGTAAAAAAGTCTTAAGACTTACTAGTAGTGGAAATAATAGTCAAGTTCCTGGAGCAGTAACAACTGATGCTTCAAGCACATTTGACGCTGCGGGTGAAGTTGAAACTCTTCAATCCACTATTATTAGTGTAAGAAATATCAATACACATACTCAACGACAAATAGAAACTCAAACTACTGGAGGTGATACTTATACTACTACCAGCAGTAATATTATAAGTTCAGAAAGGGAGATTATTGGATACCCTAATCAATGGCATGATGATATACCAACTGTAACTACATCTAGTGGAGAAACAGTTACTGGATTGTATGAGGTATCTGATACCACAGGTGCAATATCAATTAAAGGTAATGTTGTTGCTAATGTATATGGACAAGAAACTGTAATTAATGATCAAACAGTTGCAGATCAGAATCTAATCCGTAGTAGTATGGATGATTTTAGAAATAATGATTGGGTTGAAAAACAAGGATCTATTCATTCTAATCTAGGTAGCACTGATGGTGGATTGGATACTACTGGTAATCAGAGAGTTGTTATGGATATTACTATAGAACCTGAAGTTGATGTTATTGAGCAAGCATATATGGATGGTTTAGGTAGAGCACCTGATGGACCTGGATATGATTATTGGAAAGCTGATCTTGATAACCGTGGTTTAACAGGACAGGCAGCTGCAGATTATATGAATATGCAGATGGGTGTTTCTCAGGAAGGTAAATCAAAAGCAGCAGGAACTTATACTAATACATTTGATGAATTTGGTGATGATGCATATTGGATTTGTGAAAATAAAACTGACCCTCTAGCACAATCATTCTTTGTAGAAAATACTCATGGAGTATACATCACTCAAGCAGATGTATATCTTCAAGCAAAAGATGAGACTTTACCTTTAATTGTTCAGTTAAGAACAGTTAAACTTGGACTTCCTACTGATGAAGTAATTCCTTTTGGTGAAGTAGTTCTTCAACCTGGATATGTTAATGTTTCAGATGATGCAAGTATACCAACAAGTGTGGTATTCTCATCTCCAGTTTACCTATCACCAGGTGAAACTTATGCATTAGTATTGATGTCAGTAAGTCCTAATTACATGGCATGGATATCTAGAATGGGTGAGATTGATATACAAACAGTTAATAGTCCTCAAGAGGAACAAATTTTAGTATCTTCTCAACCAACTCTTGGTTCATTGTTTAAGTCTCAAAATGGAGAAACATGGAATCCAAGTCAGTATGAAGATTTGAAATTTAATCTTTGGAGAGCACAGTTTAATCAAGTAGAAGGAAATATTAATTTCCATAACCCATCACTTTTAACAAACTCTGATGATGTATTTAAATTACGTAAGAATTCTGCAGAAATTTCTTCTAACAAGATAAGAGTAGGATTTAACACTGTAATATCTGATACTGGAATCAATTTAGGTAATACTGTTACTCAATTAGGTAGCAATGCTAGTGGAAATTATGTAGGATCTGGTGGAACAGCAACTGGTAATTTAACTATTACTAATGCTGGTTTTGGATATACTCCTTCTAGTGGAAGTCAAGTATATTCAAATGTAGCTCTTAATGCAATTACTGGTACAGGTAAAAATGGTACTGTTAATATAACAGTAACTAATGGAGTAGCAGTTGCTGCAACTATGGCAAGTGGTGGTACTGGATATGTATTAGGTGATGTTGTTGGAGTATCTTCTGTTGGTATCAACTCTCTTGGAAGTGGAATGCAATTCTCTATTGCTACACTTACTGGAACTAATGAATGGATTCTTGACAATGTTCAGGGAGAATTTAACACAGGTGTAGGTAAGACATTCCAGTATGTTAATAGTGCTGGTATAACAACTACTCTTAACTATAGTGCTGGTGGAAATGTATGGTTGACTGGAACACCAGATACTGTTACTGATGGAAATCATATTAAGATTAATCAAAAGAATCATGGAATGCACGCAACTACTAATGTAGTTACTCTTGATCGTGTTCATTCAGATGTTCCAACAGTTAAATTAACTCAAGATTATGATAAGAGCGCACAATCTATTACAATAGAGGATGCAACAAACTTTACTGAGTTTGAGGGTG